ATGCTGAGTGAAGACGGTCTAGAACAGCAATGCCTGAAATGGTTTGCTGAACAGGGCTGGGAAGTGCTGCACGGGCCCAACATTGCGCCGGATGGCGATAACCCGCTACGTGCTTCATTTCATGATGTGTTTCTGCGCCCGGTGATGCTGGAACAGCTACAAAGCATCAACCCCCATCTCCCTGTTGCCGTGCTGGAAGAGGTGATACTGCGTGTCGCCCATGCGCAAAGCCCGGATCTGGTCGTCAGCAACAAAGCGTTTCATCATTTGCTGCTTGATGGCGTGCCGGTTGAGTACAAGCGTGAGGATAAAGTCGTTCATGATAAAGCGCTGCTGATGGATTTTAACCACCCAGCCAGTAACCGCTTTATGGTGGTCAACCAGGTTGCCATTCAGGGGACAAAACAGGTACGGCGCCCGGATGTGATTGGCTATATCAACGGCCTGCCCGTGGCGGTAATCGAGCTGAAAAGCCCCATTGATGCCAATGCTGATATCTGGGCCGCATTTAACCAGTTGCAGACCTATAAAAACGAACTCAGCGATCTGTTTATCTGCAACGAAGCGCTGGTGATAAGCGACGGGCAGAATGCACGCATTGGTTCCCTGACCGCAGATGAAGAACGTTTCCTGCCATGGAAAACCATTTCCAATGAAGACGATAAGCCACAATTTGACTGGCAGTTAAAAACCGTCGTTCAGGGCTTTTTTAATCGCGAGTTATTGCTCGACTATATTCGCTACTTTGTTCTGTTTGAAAATGATGGCAAACGACTCATCAAGAAAATAGCCGCTTATCATCAGTTCCACGCCGTGCGTGAAGCCGTCGCAGCTACGATTGTGGCGTCTACTGGCAAACATCTGCCGCTGCGCAGTAACATTACCCCCGGTAGCAAAAAAGCGGGGGTGGTGTGGCACACCCAGGGCTCCGGCAAAAGCATCTCCATGTGTTGCTATGCCGGGAAGCTGCTGCAACAGGCGGAGATGAACAACCCGACCATTGTGGTGGTAACCGACCGGAACGACCTCGACGGGCAGCTCTATGCCACTTTTTGTCAGGCGCAGGACTTACTTAAGCAGACGCCATTACAGGCCAATGACCGCGACGAATTGCGCGAGCTGCTGAATGCCCGCGAATCTGGCGGCATCATTTTTACCACCGTGCAGAAGTTTGCTCCGCGGGACAGTGAGCAGAGCCATCCGGCTCTCAACACACGCAGCAACATCGTGGTCATTTCTGATGAAGCACATCGCAGCCAGTACGGCCTGAGCGCCACGCTGGACCGTGAAACCGGCCTTTATAAATATGGCTACGCAAAACATATGCGCGATGCGCTGCCGAATGCCTCGTTTATGGGGTTTACCGGAACGCCAATTGCCTCGGAAGATAAAGATACCCGTGCCGTATTTGGTGATTATGTCTCTATCTACGACATTCAGGATGCCGTGGATGATGGCGCTACGGTGCCTATCTACTATGAATCACGCCTGGCAAAACTCGACCTGAATCATGAGGAGCTCGAAGCGCTTTCGGAGCAGGTCGATGAGTTGGTAGAGGATGAAGAGACAGGGCAGCAAGAGAAAACGAAAGGCGACTGGAGCCGTCTGGAAAAGTTGGTAGGTTCAGCGCCGCGAATTCAGCAGGTCGCTGCTGACCTGGTTCAACATTTTGAAATGCGCAATGCAGCTATGACCGGCAAAGCGATGATTGTCGCCATGAGTCGCGATATTTGCGTCAAGCTTTATGATGCTATCGTGGCAATCCGCCCGGACTGGCACAGCGAGGATGTTGAAAAGGGCGCGATAAAAGTCATTATGACCGGCTCTGCATCGGATAATAATGTTCTCCAGCCGCATATCTATAACAAACAGACCAAAAAGCGCCTTGAATCTCGCTTTAAAGATTTGAACGATCCGCTAAAGCTGGTGATTGTGCGTGATATGTGGTTGACCGGGTTTGATGCCCCTTGTTGTCACACCATGTATATCGACAAACCGATGCGTGGACATAATTTAATGCAGGCGATTGCTCGTGTTAACCGCGTATTTAGGGATAAGCCTGGTGGACTGGTGGTGGACTATATCGGCATTGCGAATGAGCTTAAGCAGGCGCTGAAAACTTATACAGATTCAAAAGGCAAAGGCCAGACGACTGTGGATGCCAGAGAAGCGTTTGCGGTATTGCTGGAAAAATTCGATATCATCCATGGCATGTTTTCCCCCTCAGCAGGAAAACCAGGTTTTAAATACGAGGGCTTCTCTCGAGATCCTTTGGCCTTCTTGCGTGACGCTGTGAACTATATTTTGGGACTGGATGAAGGTAAAAAACGCTACCTCGATGTCTCGCTGGCAATGACTAAAGCATGGTCGCTTTGTAATACACTGGATGAAGCGAAACCACTGCAAGAAGAGTTTGCCTTTCTTTCTGCAATCCGAGTGGCGCTTCTGAAACTAAATCCGGCAGCAAAGTTTAGCCAATCGGAGAAAAACTCCCTGTTAAGTAAAATTCTTGATAACGCCGTTGTCGCAACCGGTGTAGAGGATTTGTTTGCCTTGATCGGGTTAGATAAACCTAATATTGGCTTGTTGTCCGATGAGTTTCTGGAAGAGGTGCGGGAAATGCCGCAGCGAAACCTGGCGGTAGAACTTCTGGAAAAACTGCTTAATGACGGAATCCATGCCCGTTCCGGCAATAACGTCGTACAGCAGAAGAAGTATTCCGACCGTCTGAAAGCAGTATTGCTCAAATATAATAACCGCGCGATTGAAACGGCACAGGTGATTGAAGAGCTGATTGCGATGGCAAAGTCATTTCAGGAGGCGATGGCGCGGGATGAGGCGCTGGGGCTCAACCCTGACGAAATTGCGTTTTATGATGCTCTGGCTGAAAACGAAAGTGCTGTACGGGAGCTTGGGGATGATGTCCTTAAGAAACTGGCCGTTGAAGTTACATTGAAATTACGCCAGTCAACAACGGTGGACTGGCAAGTGCGTGAAAGCGTACGAGCCAGACTGCGTATCCTCGTTCGGCAAACGTTGCGTAAGTATAAGTATCCACCAGATAAAACTCTTCATGCTGTAGAGTTGATTCTCAAACAAGCTGAGGTCGTCTCTAACAGCTGGACGATTTAGATTTACTTACAAAAGGGGACCCTCGTCCCCTTTTGTATAAGGTGCCTAAAAGGTTCGGATTTAATTAGTTGAGTTCGGACTTCGGGGGACAAATTGAGGGCACAAAAAAGCCCGCAGGGCTTGCGCCGTGCGGGCTCTTAGGACTTCATCGGATGACTCTGGTAATCACCGATGGAGAATTTTGGGCTGGCGGGAGTTGAACCCGCGTCCGAAATTCCTACATACCATTTTTACTACAGTGGAAACAATGATTTATGTTTAAAAACAATGAATTAGTGTTATAAGGTTTTTTTCTATTTTATATGTTTTTACGGCTCTGCCGCCAAAGTGCCGCCACTTTTTTTGCTTATATCCCGTTACCTGGCGATATTTTTTCCGATATTGATATAACCATTTTTTTTCCCATCTCATTGACCAGATCTGAATTTTTTACTCTATCGAAAAATGCTCTTAAATGGTGTGCGAAAAGGAAGGCGGCGCTGGACGGTTTTTTATTTTTCTCAACTGCATATTTAAGAACCATATGAGGGGGTACATTCGCGTATTTGCAGCACGCGAGAAGGTATTCAAATTCATCAAATGCTAAACAAAATATATTTTCTTTAGGTATGTGATAGTCGCTACTGAATTTGTCATATATTTTTTGCATCTCATTTGATGCATAAGCATTAGCGAGGAAACTTCCATTTCCTAAAAAAAGATTTTTGTATGTGATGCAGAGTGCGTAAGATTCTTTTCTAAAGGCGCAGATTTTTCCATCATCTAAGAAAATTTCTCTATTAACTTCATGTGCCTGCTCAATAGCTTTCAAAACAGATGTTTTAATTTTTCCTGAAATATCTTCAGGGCGTAATGTAACCATCCCTTTTTCATGTATTTCCACACCTTTGGCATCAATAAATATATTTGCATCGGAATGTGGGATCAAAAAATCAACTACTTTATTGTCTTTAGGTAATCGTTCTTTAAGATACTTTTCAGTGAAAAATGGAATTGTGCTCTCGTGTATGATTTTTTCTAATGAATCTTCAAATACCTTTCCAAAACTGTCCATGAACTTCTCGGCATCATTTCTTCTTAGTAAATCATATATGAATGTTTGTATGCTTGTTGAAGTGAGTTGTGTATGTATTTGAAAATAATCTGAACCTTTTTTTATTAGTGGGTTTTCGAGGAAAGGACTTGATGAATAGTATTCTAGCAAAGGTTTATCATGTGTTTTTAATTTAGAAAATGATGGTAGTCTTTCATACGTAATTGAAATTGCATCAAGGAATCTTTCAATGGTCTCTTTAGATATAATTGGTTGTAGTACATCGAAAGTGTTTACATTCATTTTGCGAATTGGATTGTTTGAGGTTATGTGAGTTATTAAGACGAATGACAGAACTAGGAAATCCTCAATTGAGATGTTAGTTAATGATAAGAATGAGTTTTTTATTTTATGTTTTTCTTCAAGTGGTAAGAATAAAAAAACTTGCCTGCTGATTGAGTTTAAAGCATCAATTCTTTGATAAATCCCTTGTTGATAAATATTATTCCTTAAGAAAAAATCCAATCCATTTTTCTTTTCAAGACCAATTGGTATGATACTTAAGGTGTCATAAGCCTTTTGAAACAGAGCGATGGCTTGCATTTTATTTAGATTTTTAAATTTTTTGTTCTTTCCAATAACTGATGCAGACCATTTTAAACATAAATTCACGACCCATGGCATATGTCTGAGCATGTGTAAGTTATCATCGAATTTCTGCAAGTTATATTGCATGCAAAATTCGATGAATATATCAGGATTATAACGTTGTATTTCAGAACGTATTGCATCCATTCTTAATTTAACAACAGCATCAGATTGCACGTCAAAATCTTTAATCAAAATATGTCTCCTATATAAATGATGCATACTTATCAAATATGTTTACTGATAATGTTTTGTGCGTGTTCTACATTGTTTACTTACATAAGGTCATCGCTATTCATTTAACTTGTTGTTTATAGCTAGTATATTTTTAAAAATCAAATTATCTGGATCATATGCATAATTGGCTAAAAAGTCCATACTGTTTATATTACCTTGAAAAATAATTGGATTCTGATCAATTAGCATGTAAAGAGATATTAAAATGTCTCTTAGTCCTCGTAGCATTTCTTTAATTTCTTTTTCATCAGAAAACGATGTTTCAATTCCTAAATTTGTGATGGGATTGAAAATATCGAAATTATTTACATCACGCTCATAGTTCACACCTAATTCTCTGCATAAAAAAACTATAAGCGCCTCAAGGTTTTCTAAATTCGATATGCAATCAAGATTTCGGTGAAGTTCATTGTTTTTTATTAATGTATTGCCAATGTTATGATATGTGTTTTCTAATAGCTTTAGAAATCCTTTATCAACCTCATTACTATATCCATTAGAGATAGAAGATTTTTTAAATAATTTTTTATATAATGAATAGGTATGATCTACCGAAAGTTTTAAAGTGCCTTTTTCGAAGGAAGTATTGTCTCGTCGTGAAAGTGTAAATGATGGTAATGTTTTGAACATGTCTGAAAAATTTTTAAGATGTGCATAGTATGCATCACTCCGATTTTTCTCAGTTACTAGATCGATTTGTTGTTGTGTTTTACGGATTTGATTCTCTGTTTGAATTGTTCTGTGTATGTTCGCAACGATAGCAACGAATGGTATAGAAAGAGAAAGAAGGGCGATCGATAATTTGCTTATTTCGATGAAGTTACTAAATCCTACTGCATCGAATCGAGGATAGTGTCCAATCCATGAGAATATACCAAAATACAATGCTGATACAATCGGAATTCTTATTGATTGTTTAAAAAGATTTTGCTTTGTCAGCCTTTCTTCAGTCATTTCGAAATAATTATTGTTTTTGTTTTTTTTGTATTCAGTGAAAAGGTAAATGCAATATATTGCTATAAATAAGAAAGAAGTTTCTGGCTTTTTGACAAAATTAATAATTGATTCTTGAATCATAGTGAAGTCCATTTTAAACCATGTAAAGGATTTTTTGTTACAGCATCTTCTAAATGATCTGGTGCAAAGTGTGCATAGATCATCGTCATTTTTATATCGGCATGGCCTAGAATATCGCGCAGTACCAGTATGTTTCCGCCATTCATCATAAAGTGACTGGCGAATGTATGGCGCAGCACATGGGTGCACTGGCCTTCAGGCAAGTCGATACCGGCTCGTTTTACTGCACGTTCAAAAGCTTTTCTGCATGGCGTAAATAGCTTCCCTCTATTTTTGGGGAGTTCGTCATAAAGCTCCTGAGAAATCGGAACAGTTCGATTTTTCTTGCCTTTAGTTTTGGTATATGTGATCCGATATTTAGATAATTGATGGCCTTGCAGATTTTCGGCTTCACTCCACCGCGCGCCGGTGGCAAGGCATACCTTTGCGATCATCAATAGGCTGGTGCTTTGAGAAACAGCACAGGCATCAAGCAGGCGTTTAATTTCGTCCGAGGCCAGGAATGCCAACTCCCCCTCTGCTATTTTGAATGTTGGTAGCCCGGCGAGCGGATTAGGCGCTGACCAGTGGCCCAACTTTATCAGGGTGCCGAAAACGGACGATAAATTACGCTGCTCCAGATTTACCGTGCGGGGCTTTACTGGCGACATTAGCGTGCCGTCTTCGTTACGAACTTCACCTTTTAATCGTGCTTCGCGATATTTCGTAAAGTCACCGGCGGTTAACTCTGAAGCGACAGGATCGCCTAGCCCATTGCATATAATGTTCAGTTTCGCCATCAGGCGTTTGGGGTCTGCAAGCGTCTGGCCGTAGAGGGAATGCCATTGGTCAATCAGTTCAGACAAACGCCGCCGATCTTCCTTTTCACCCAGCCATGGCTTTTTGTTCACTTCTTCCATGGTGAAGTTCTCGAATGCTACAGCCTCGCCTTTCGTTGTAAATTGCTTACGCACGCGCTTGCCGTCACGTCCGTTAGGGTAGCACTCGCACAACCATTTTCCATTCGGCTGCTTTCTGATCGTCATATCAAAGACTCTTAATGATTTTCAATGCGCGGCCAACTACCTCGATATCATCCAGGCTGCATTCAAACGAAGAGTCATCTTGATGCACAACTAATCTGTTTCCCGGAAGACGAGTTAACTTAACAATGCTTTTTATCCCGTCGATATCGACCAACCACATCCCATTCACTGGTGGTGCCTGGGTACGGTCAACTAAATATGAATCGCCAGCGGTATTTACTAGAAGCAGCTCGCGTGAGTCAGATGGAAGCAGGCTGCTATCAATGATGGCCTTCCCGGCTTCAACCAGCGAACCTCCCATGAGATTAACCTTGTCGATCTCGGGCGATACAAGTTCAGAAAGAGGTTTTACCTTGCCAGAGTTCACGAAATTGATACTTTTTTTATCATCAATTTTTGTTCCGGGTTCACCTTGACCTGTGGTAAGCCAGAGTAAAGAAACGCCCGTTTCGAGAGCACATTGGATTACCCATTCTGCAGGGAAACTGTCTCTTAAGTATCTGTTAGCCATAGTGCTTTTAGATGCGCCTAGGTGATCGCATAGCTGCTGCCTGGACTTAAAATCATAGGCAGCCATTAACCTATGGATAGCCTCTCTACCCCCTGTATTCTCGCCAGCTTTCACTTGTATCATTTCTTAATCCTATTGACGTATCAAATATTGGATCGTAGTATCTCGATTGTTCAAGTATTGAATCGCATAAAACAAGATAAAACGACATAAACCAAACCTTAACTGAGAGATACTGCACTATGAGCACCGATATTTCAATTCGTGTACCAAAAGAGATGGCGACACCTGCAGAGTTCGCGGAATGGGAAGGTATCTCCCGCGGTTCTGTTTACCAGAAAATTCATCACGGGCAGCTCGCTAAATACATGGTGAAGAAGGATAAAAACAAGGGACGCGTTAGTCTGCGTTATCTGATGTACAAAGCCGATCAGGTTCGTGAATCCCTTGGCCATTCTAACTTCCGCATCATCGTGGGCCAGTAAGTTCAATTATGAGAACTTTTGAAGGAGCTGACATGTTTGATTATAAGATTTCCAAACATCCACACTTTGATGATGCCTGCCGCGCTTTCGCTCTGCGGCACAACATGGCGAAGCTTGCAGATCAAGCAGGCATGAATGTCCAGACACTGCGCAACAAACTGAACCCGGAACAACCGCATCAACTTACGGCGCCGGATATTTGGCTGCTGACGGATATCACTGAGGACTCAACCTTGGTTGATGGGTTCTTGGCTCAAATCCATTGTCTGCCATGTGTGCCGTTGAACGAAGTAGCCAGCGAGAAAATGCCTCATTACGTTTTGAATGCTACAGCAGAAATCGGTCGTGTTGCTGCAAGTGCAGTTTCTGGCGAACACCAGACAACAACGGAACGCCGCCAGGTTATCGAAAGCATCAATTCTGTTACTCGTTTGATGGCACTAACAGCTGTTTCCCTGCACGCGCGCCTACAGTACAACCCGGCAATGGCAAGTGCTGTTGATACTGTGACGGGCCTCAGCGCTTCGTTTGGTCTGATCTGAGGTGCTTATGCTGAATAAAGAACCTTCATTCGCTTCGCTGCTGGTAAAGCAAAGCCCGGCAATGCACTACAGCCATGGCTGGATTATCGGGAAAGATGGCAAGCGCTGGCACCCGTCCCGCTCTCAGGAAGAACTACTGGCAGGGCTGACCACTACCAAACAGGTGAAACCATGGCTATTGAAGGTAATTCTGCGACTGTTCCACTAAGTCCGGGTCAACGGCTTGAAGGACTGAACCATATAGCTGAATTAAGGGCGAGTGTGTTTGGTCTGAATATTGAGCCAGAGCTTGAAAGGTTCATTAAAGATATGCGTGACCGTCGCGATATAAACCATAAACAAAATGAGCGCGCACTGGCTGCCATATTCTTTATGGCAAAAATTCCGGCAGAACGTCACGGCGTCAATATTAGTGATCTGACTACTGACGAAAAGCGGGAACTGGTTAAAGCAATGAATCATTTTCGTGCAGTGGTGAGCTTATTTCCCAAGCGGCTAACCATGCCGAATTAACCCACAACAGAAATTAATGGCGTAAACCCGCCGGGCATTCTTTTGCCCAAATTCAGGAGAGAGAACAATGCAGAAAGAATTACGAAAAATATTTGTAGCCGAAACCGATTCGCTTATGGCGGTGATCGATATTGCCAAACGTGAGGAGCGCAAAGGCCGCGCGCTCGCAGTTTCAATCCGCCTTGAGGCGCTGGCAACCCACATCACCAACAAAGGGTTAAACGGTGTTGAAGCAGCTGAACTTCTGCGCTGCGAAGCAACCCGCTACGAAAACGAATCTCAGGAGCTCCACTAATGGCTGACTCTATGGACCTCGTACAACAGCGCGTTGAAGAAGAACGCCAGCGCCACATCCACACTGCCCGCAACAGAGCTCCGGGCGTTTCCCGTGTGCTTTGCATCGAATGCGATGCGCCGATCCCTCCAGCTCGCCGCCGCGCTATTCCGGGCGTGCAGTGCTGTGTGACCTGTCAGGAAATCGCAGAGCTTAAAGGCAAGCACTACAACGGAGGCGTTGTATGAGCACTATCCTGAAATGGGCGGGAAACAAAACCGCCATCATGTCCGAACTCAAAAAGCACCTCCCAGATGGCCCGCGGCTGGTTGAACCTTTCGCGGGTTCCTGCGCTGTGATGATGGCAACAGACTATCCTTATTATCTTGTTGCGGATATTAACCCTGACCTTATAAATCTTTATCAGGTAATTAAAGAAGACGTTAACAGCTTTATTCATTTGGTAGAGCGTATTTTCTCCAAGTTCACTACGGAAGAAGATTATTATAAATGCCGCCAGTTTTTTAACACTGTACCCCTGGAGCCAATAGAAAAGGCAGCTTATTTCCTTTTCCTTAATCGTCATTGTTATCGCGGTTTGTGCCGTTATAACCAGCGCGGTCTTTTCAATGTTCCATATGGTAATTACAAAAAGCCTTATCTGCCTGTCGATGAAATACGTGCATTTGCTGAAAAGGCTGTGCGCGCGACGTTCATCTGCGCCAGTTATGACGAAACGCTGGCAATGCTGCAGGCGGGTGATGTTGTCTACTGCGATCCGCCTTATGACGGTACTTTTAGCGGTTATCACACTGCCGGGTTCTCTGATGATGACCAGTATGATTTGGCATCTATTCTGGTGCGCCGGTCATCAGAAGGCCATCCGATCATCGTGTCCAATAGCGACACCTGCCTGATTCGTTCGTTTTATCGAAAATTCACCCTTCACCGCATCAGCACAAAACGCAGCATTGGCGTTGCCGCGGGCGAAGGGAAAAAAGCTGACGAGCTCATTGCGGTTCTTAAACCAAAGATGTGCGTAAGCGTCGATCTAGGTGGCCCTGATTGCTCTGTTGTATGGAAGGTGCCTGCGTGAAAGGGGCGCAGCTCGGGGCCCATCATTTTCACGGGACGCCTGTTTGGGGGAGTGCCGGTGATGTTCATCGCATTGCGGTGAGCGGAGCCGGTGCTTTCGTTTCATATGTGCGCCCGGACCAGATTGCAGCATCTCTCAATTTTGCCGCCGCAGTGGGTATTGATAACGGAGCATTTTCAGCATGGATGCGGGGCCTGGTTATTAACTGGTGCGAATTCTATGAGTGGCTGCTTGGCTATTACCACCATCCTAAAGTGGCTTTTTTCGTGATCCCTGACGTTGTGGAGGGGGGAGAAAGTGATAACGATGCACTGATTCGTCAGGTTCCTCGCATGTTTCGGGATAAGGCGGCTCCTGTCTGGCACCTGCACGAATCTATAGATCGTCTGGTTGAGCTTTGCCGCGAATGGCCCCGGGTTTGTTTTGGGTCATCTGGAGAGTATGCGGTTATCAGGACAGAGCGCTGGCATCGTCGTATGCAGGAGGCTTTCGAAACTATTTACTGCAAATATACCTTTCAAACCAGAGTTCATGGCCTGCGTATGCTGGATGGGCGTGTGATGGGCAATTATCCACTCGCCACCGCTGACAGCACGAATCTGGCCTGCAATGTTCCTAAATTCAACTCTAAATATCCTGAACTAACCAGGGCTATCCGCGAGGCTGAGTATTCACGCGGTCTTAGCGAAAAAGAGCTCAAAGCCGTAATTTTGAAAAACCGTTGCGCCATTCTTAAAAGCGCTATCGAGGCAGTGCGGCCGCCCTCTATCTCTGAATGGTCCTCAAAAGGGTTGCAGCCTTTCCAGCTTGAACTGGAGATCGCATGAGCAATTACCGCTATTCCTGGAATGCTGAAAAGAAAGCGGTTAACCCTTATCTGGATACAGATAAGCGTGCCACTTCATCCGTGCTTTCAAACCTGATTACTCTCTATGCTGCGGATAACGAGCAGGAACGGCTGCGCCGCGAAGCCCTGAGTAATGAGGTCTGGGATCGCTATTTCTTCAATGAATCCCGTGATCCTGTTCAGCGGGAAATGGAGCAGGGCCAGCTGCTAAGCCGCGCCAAAATGGCCCGCGAACAGCAGCAATTCAATCCCGATCTGGTCATCGTTGCTGACGTGAGCGCCCAGCCGGCGCATATCAGTAAGCCGCTTCTTGAACGGATTAAATATTTCGAGGGCCTGGGCAAACCGAAGGCATATTCCCGCTATCTGCGTGAAACTATCAGGCCGTGCCTGGAACGCCTCGAGCGCGTGCGTACCAGCCAGATTTCTGCGTCATTCCGTTTTATGGCGAGCCACGACGGGCTGGAGGGCTTGCTGGTCCTGCCCGAAATGAATCAGGAGCAGGTTAAGCGGTTGTCAACCCTGGTGGCGGCACACATGAGCATGTGTCTGGATGCTGCCTGCGGTGAGCTGTTTATGGATGAAGACGTTACGCCGGAAGAGATCCGCCGGTCATGGGAAAGGGTGGCCGCTGAGGCTATGCGCCTTGATGTTATCCCGCCTGCTTTCGAGCAGCTACGCCGTAAAAAGCACCGCCGTAAGCCGGTTCCATACGAGCTTATTCCGGGCTCGCTTGCCCGTATGCTTTGCGCGGACTGGTGGTATCGCAAGCTGTGGCAGATGCGGTGTGAATGGCGGGAAGAACAGTTGCGCGCTGTCTGCCTGGTTAACAAAAAAGCGTCCCCGTATGTCAGCTATGAAGCTGTGATCCACAAACGCGAACAGCGTCGCAAATCACTGGAGTTTTTCCGCTCGCATGAGTTGGTTAACGCCGAAGGTGACACGCTGGATATGGAAGAAGTGGTAAACGCCAGCAGCAGCAATCCGGCGCACCGGCGCAACGAAATGATGGCCTGCGTTAAGGGGCTGGAGCTGATCGCAGAAATGCGTGGTGAATGTGCCGTGTTCTATACCATCACCTGCCCGTCACGCTTTCACGCAACGCTCAATAACGGCAGGCCGAACCCGAAATGGACCTGTGCCACGGTCCGCCAGAGCAGCGATTACCTGGTGAATATGTTTGCCGCCTTCCGTAAGGCTATGCACAAAGCCGGGCTGCGCTGGTATGGCGTTCGCGTTGCTGAGCCACACCATGACGGCACCGTGCACTGGCACCTGCTTTGCTTCATGCGCAAAAAGGACCGCAAATCCATCACCGCGCTGCTGCGTAAATTCGCCATTCGTGAGGACCGGGAGGAGTTGGGCACCAATACCGGGCCGCGATTCAAATCTGAGCTTATTAACCCGCGCAAGGGGACACCGACCAGCTATATCGCCAAATACATCAGTAAAAACATTGACGGGCGCGGACTGGCGCAGGAAATCAGTAAAGAAACGGGCAGATCGCTGCGCGATAACGCTGAGAACGTAAACGCCTGGGCTTCGCTGCACCGTGTACAGCAATTCCGCTTCTTTGGTATTCCTGGTCGCCAGGCATACCGTGAGCTGCGCCTGCTGGCCGGTCAGGCTGCCAGGGCGAAGGGTGACAAGAAGGCAGGCGCGCCGGTACTGGAAAACCCGCGTCTGGATGCTGTATTGGCCGCAGCGGATGCTGGTTGTTTTGCCACCTACATCATGAAACAGGGCGGCGTCCTGGTTCCCCGTAAACATCACCTTGTCAGAACTGCCTATGAGCTTAACGACGAACCGAGCACCTACGGCGATCACGGTGTTCGTATTTATGGCATCTGGTCCCCGATCATTGAGGGCCGGATCTGCACTCATGCAGTGAAGTGGAAAATGGTTCTTAAAGCCGTTGACCTTCAGGAGGCGACAGCCGACCAGGGCGCTTGCGCCACTTGGACTCGGACTCGGACTCGTGGCAATAACTGTCCCCCTGTTGAAAAAACGTACCAGACAGGGTGCGAACTACCGGGCAGCGAAGAACCTGCAGCACTGCCGGACTTCGAAAACATAAGCAAAAAGGAGCTGCGCGAGCTGACGGCTAGGCTGCGGCTGGTCAAACCGAAGCGGCGAAAAGGGTACAAACAGGAAATTACGGATCACCAGCGCCTGCAGCTTGATGCGGAGTTAAGGTCCAGAGGTTTTGACGCCTGCGAAACGGAAGTGGATCTGCTTCTGCGTGGCGGCAGCCTGCCATCTGGAGCCGGGCTGCGCCTATTCTATCGGAACCAGCGCCTACAGGAGGATGACAAATGGCGTCAGTGGTACTGAAAAATTCAGGAATGAGCATATCTATTAATCAAAGGGTTAACTGAGTAAAAAACTATTTCAGCTTTAAAATTATATGATGTACTGTATATATAAACAGTAATATTGGGAGGGAGTTGTGAACGATTTGTTCATGGAGTCACTTGCACTGCAGCGGATAGAGCTTATGGTCCGGCTGGTCGCCAGCTCAGATTGTAGCGATGACGACAAGGAGGTTGCGATTTCGTGGCTGTCGGAGCTGACAAGCGATCTGGTTACCAGGATGAATGAATATGGAGTAGGGCAGGATGAGAGTAAGCATTAGTGATTCCGCACCATGGGAAATTCCCTCCCATATAGCATCCTGCGGTTTGAGAACGCAGTGCATGTCTATGGTGCATGGATTCGCATGATCCAAAAAGGATCGCAACGGGTCGGGGCCGCCAGAACTGGCGCGCTTTCCGTCCTATCATGCACCTGCATGAAAACCACTACACAAAGCGGGCAGGCGTGGCGGGGTTACGAGCGCGCGGTAGCTGTAATAATTACGTGCACTTTCTAAATTATTCCTGCTGTGGTTCGGTTTTTGGTCAAGGTGGTTCGGTTTTTCGGTTTTTTGGCTCAAATGTGGCTGCTATTTAGTATTGATGGTGTATGATTGTTCTCATTGTGGTTGGTTTTTGCCGTAAAGGTGGCTGAATGATTAATGTTACGAATGAAATGCTCATTGATGTAGTCAGTGATGCGCTTGCAGGGAAGAGGGAAAGCCTTCTCATGCGGCTAAGAGTTATGGCAAAAAAGCTAAAAAAAGAATCTCCAGAGTTAGCGAACAAACTGGAAAGCCTGCTCCTGCATACAAGCGGAGCCGTTGCTGTTGAGCGTGCCCAGCCATTGGTACCCAAAGCCGCTCCAGTTGATGCTGATAGTAGGCAAAAATTGTTAGTTGAAACTTATCCTGTTGTTATTGACGTAGAACCTGTTTGGCCTAGTAAGACTGATGTGCAACTAAATCGGTTTGTCATTGAATGGGAAATGAAAGAGCGTCTGTATAAGGAAGGGCTTCATCCTTCCAGATCTCTTCTCATGGGGGGGCCGCCGGGAGTTGGGAAGACGTTAGCTGCAAAATGGCTGGCCTGTAAGCTTGATATGCCGCTTCTTACACTGGATCTTGCGAGTGTAATGAGTAGCTATTTAGGCAAAACGGGAAACAACATAAAAGCCGTTCTTAATTATGCTTCGTCATTCCCGTGTGTGCTGCTGCTCGATGAATTTGATGCTATTGCTAAAAAAAGAGATGATGCGACGGATGTTGGAGAACTTAAGCGATTAGTTACTGTGCTCTTACAAGCGATTGATGAGTGGCCTAATACATCTATACTAATTGCTGCTACAAACCATTCAGAGTTGCTCGATCCAGCTGCTTGGCGACGCTTTGATAGGGTGATTGATTTTGACTATCCAACCAAAGATCTAATCCAAAAATATTTAATGTCTAAAGATATCGGTGAAAGTTTGGCTGAGTATATTTCGGCTAGATTAGATAAGGTATCCTATGCTGTAATTGAAAGAGCTATCAATCAGGCTAAGCGTAATTCTATTATAGAAAACTCACCTTTAAGTTCGTCGTTAATAGATGAATTATTAGAAGGGGAGTCAATTGAAGACGTTATTAAAGCGATGTTAGCTGATAATGTTGCGCAAAGGAAAATTTCACGCGACTTAGGCATATCTAGAACTCAGGTCAGTAAGTTTGTGAAGGCAGAGGACGAAGAAAATGAATGATAAAAATATGTTGCTCGGTTATGGGGAAACATTAACTGGTTCAATAAAGTTGAATCGGGGTGGTGGCGACAAAAATAAACCTTATACCTACTTTGAAAACAAAGTTGTTATTTCCGAGCAATTGAGTGAGTTGATTACTGAAATCAATAAAGTTCCGCTTTCCGCAATGCCTGAGGGCAAGGCTGTAGCAAAATTTGTACTTCACCCAACATTTCTGGCTAAAAGCTATTTCCCTGTTGGACTATTGGAGAGATTTTCTCTTGGTAGTATCGGTAGCAAAGCCATTAAAATTAAGCCTAGAAAGGATATCAAAAAGAAAGGCCGGAAAGATGAGTATACAACAGCCTGTATTTATGTTTCCGGCAAGCAGGAAAACTTTCAGCAATTTCTTGACGCTATAAATACAGATGCGTTAACAAAGGGGCAGCAAAATGACTTTATTACGCTAGAAAGCATTTCGATGCTTGAAGTAGCTGATAAAGTAAAATCAATCAATGATCATGAAATGATGAACATTGAGGTGGCGTTACATACCCCAGAAAATACTTCAAGCGTAATCGATACTTTTGAATCATTCGCTTTGCAAAATGGTGCTGTCATTGATACAGCAAGGAGCATAAAGGTTAAAGGTTTAACCTTTATGCCAATTAAGGCGAGTAAAGATGTTGCTTTAAAGTTGGCTGAATTTTCTTTCCTTAGAACGCTTAGAGAACTTCCTGAATTAAGATTAAGCGAACCAGTTATAGCGCGATCTATTGCAAAAACTTCGCATCTTAGTTTGCCAACTGAGGGGGCTGTAAATCCAAATTTAAAGGTTGCTATATTCGATGGTGGCCTAGGTGTGGATGATTTCAGTCCATGGGTTACTGAGTACACCTTTAATGGCAACTCGGCCACAAGTGCTAAGCTGCTTTCTCACGGGCAGGATGTTACGTCCACTGTTCTGTTTGGCGTTCTGGGTACGGACACAGAGAAATTGATGGTGCCTTTTTGCAATATTGATCATTATCGTGTTTTGGACCCAAATATTAATGATTCGGATGTGGACCTCTTTGATGTTTTGATTCGAATTAAAAGTGTATTAGAACAAAAACATTATGATTATGTGAATTTAAGTTTAGGGCCAAGATTACCAGTTGATGATGATGATGTTCACGTGTGGACTTCTACTCTTGAGGAAATTCTTGCAACCGGTGAAACGCTTTGTACTATTGCAGTGGGTAATGATGGCCATCTACCTGCTCAATTGAACAGAATCCAGCCTCCTGCAGACTTAGTTAATGGGTTGTCTGTTGGAGCTGCGACATCTTTATCTGAAGACTGGGAACGGTGCTCCTACAGTTGCATTGGGCCAGGGCGAAGCCCCGGCTTTGTAAAGCCTGATGGGGTTGCATTCGGTGGAAATGAGGATGAACCTTTTCAGGTGTACAGCCCTATGCTTAATGGTCTTGCTAGCACTGCCGGAACGAGTTTTTCAGCGCCGTTGGTGTTGCGACAGGCGATAGCCTTAAGTTCATCACTGCAATACAACATTACACCGCTAACTGCAAAGGCACTTCTTATACATCATGCAGAATGTAAAAAATTAGATCGCCATGAGGTAGGCTGGGGGCGTTTCCCTCATGATCTGAGTGAAGTGATATTCTGCGGGGATGATGAAGTAAAAGTTATCTATCAAGGAAAATTGCAGCCATCCCAACACATGCGAGCGCTTATTCCTGTCCCTGAAATTGCAATGAAAGGTCGCGTGAAATTGAGGGCAACATTCTGTTTTTCAAGTCCAGTGGATGCTGAGCACCCTTTAAACTATACCAGAAGTGGATTAGAGGTGACTATGCGTAAAGGAATTTCGGATAGTGATGGACTAACGTTCCCGCTTTTCAACTTGAAAAATGTTTATGCTGATGAAAGTGAGCAGCGCATTGATGCCCATAAATGGGAGACGACTTTAAGAAGTGAACATACCTTCAAAGAAGGTGAGCTAACTAATCCTTGCTTTGATATCACTTATTATGGTCGCGATTGCGGGATGCCTGTCGATGTAGATGAGTTAGATGAATTGCCTTATGTTCTTATTGTAACTTTATGTGCTGAGGAAATGCCTGATTTATATAACCTGATAAGGCAAAAATATCAGACATTGCAACCTATCCAAGTCCAGCAACAAATTATTTTGCGTGCTTAATTGAAAAGGGGCTTACGCCCCTCTTTTTTAGTTATGACCGCCTTGTATCATTCACTTTGAAAGTCTAGGGTGTAAGGCTCAAAGCGGATCACTTCCTCTCCAATCCAGTCATTCAACTCCTGCAGGCGCTTTTGCTGAGGCATCAGTTCGTTGCGGACAAAGACGCGGCTAGCCTTTTCCACATCGCCAAAGCCGCCGATATTGTTGGGAATAATCCCCATCAGCTGCGGCGGCACGCGGTGAGCTGCCAGCATGTCATCACGGCTCACATTCTTGATGTTAAGAAACTCATCTTTCGCTGCGACTTCTGACAGCGGGATGATCTGAATGCCGTCTTTCTTGCCGTTCGGGCTGTACATAAACAGGTTGCGGAAGTTGCCTGGCCCTTTCGATTTTTTCAGCGCTTCGCGTATGTTGTCCACGTCTTTCTGATCGGCGGCGGGGTCGCTCATGTACATGATAAAACCAGCATGGCTACCGTTTAGGTAATACTTACGGCGAAACAGCGTGGCCGATTCATTCAGCAGGGCGGAGGGAATGGCGGAGAGGTATTCCGGCATCCCGTAAAGCTCCTGGTTAACGTCGGGTTCCATCAGGTGAAACACGCTACCCTCATCGAACTGATAGGGCTGTGAGTTGTAGCCATACTGTGCAAACCAGTAGGTGTCCGGGTCAATGCCACGACGGGTATATTTGGCAAGCGAGGCGCGCAGCTCCATAATCTGCCCTAACCGGTTCATGCGTTTTTCAAGGTAGGCATTACCGAATACCAGAAAGTCCTGGGCGAACCGGGAAAAGGCTTGTTTAGACAGCCAGCGGTGAGGGATGAAGGTACTGGTAAGAATATTGCGTTTCACCTGAATAGCGCTGGAGTGATGTACGGCTGCGCGGTAAGTTCGCGCCAGGCCATCCATGCTGATCGGTGGTTCATACCAGCGGTCTACCTGCACGCACTCTAGGTAATCAAATAACTCCCGGCGGTCCATAACGGGGATCGGATCGCCAAACGTAAACGCCTCCGCATGTGCATTGCTGACCATGTTGGCCGTATCGGCGGCGGTCTTGCCGTGCGGTGCCTTGATGCGGTTTTTGCGGTTAGCCATTAAAAAATCTCCACGATGTTGCTGGTACTGGCGGAAGCTCCTGCCAGTGGTTCGTTATAAAGTGCGTGCATGGTTGCCCAGGCTAAATCCGCGTGGCTGGCTTCCTCTGTGCGGGCTGCTTCGTAGGTTGGCCGGTTGCCGCTGGCGGTGGTTGAACGGCGAATGGACATAAAGGACTGCGCGATATCCAGCATCCCCGCGTCAAATTCCAGACGGCGCCCGCTGATGATGTCGTAGGCTTTAAGCACCAGGGCATTTTTAACGGTGGGGTTGTAGACAAACTCACGCGCGGCAGGGAAGAACTGCTTAACCGTTTTGTAAACGCCATCGCCAACGCCGGTCGAGTCAATGCCGATGTAGGTCACGTTGTAGCGTCTGGTGATTCCCTCAATCGCTGAGGCCTGGGCGCGAAAGTCCATCCCGCGCCACTGGTGACGCTCAAGGATGCGGAATTTACCGCCGGGGACGACGGGAGGCGCAATGACCACGCAACCGGCGCTGTCACCGTTCTGCGTTCCTTTTGCCGGGTCATAGCCGATCCAGACAGGGTGGTATGCAAACGGACGTAGTAAAAGCGGTTCGAAATCGTCCCACACGTCCCAGCTGTCAACCATGCAGGACTGCAGCAACGCCAGCGGGAACACGGACGCCAGGTCGTCAACAAACTGACACATCAGCAGGTTGTTGTATTCGTCCGGGCTGTACTCCAGGCGCAGCTGGTCCAGGTCGAAAAGGTTACACCCGCCGTTTACGGCATCTTCAATGGTGACTATCTGGCGGTACTGGCCGTCAGGGCATAAAACGCCGTGCGCCAGGCTACTGTGAGAAAGGTCAAATTCTACCCTGTCGGCTTTCGGGCGCCCTTTATTGAACAGGGCGCCAGACCAGAACGGATAGGCGCTGTGCGTCAGGCTGGAAGGGGTAGAGAAATATGTCTGACGCCATTTTTTGTGCAGCGCCATACCGGAGGCCACCTTGCGCAGCTCCTGGAATTTCGGTATCCAGAAATACTCATCAAGATACAGATTGCCGTGATAGCTCTGCGCGGTACGGGCATTTGTACCGAGGAAGTAAAGACAGGCACCGTTAGGCAGCACCATCGGATCGCCTTTCAGCTCAACGTCCACCTCTTTTGCGAAGTCTATGATGTACTGTTTAAAAACGTGCGCCTGCGCTTTACTCGCTGACAGAAAGATTTGATTTCGCCCCGTGGTGAGCGCATCTATCAACGCTTCCCGGGCGAAATAGTAGGTTGCACCGATCTGGCGTGACTTTAAGAGGTTGCGAATACGGTGCTTAATGCCAGCGTCCCACCAGTGGCGCTGATACTCGAACATACCGGCGCGGAAAATCTCTTCCAGCTTTTCGATCTGTTCGTCGGTAAACAGGTTTTTTTCCGGCGGTTTGCGCGGGCCTTTATTGCGGTTGGCCACGTTGGGGTTCAGGTCTGCTTCATTCCCGCCATTGTTAAATTTGCCGATCCTGGCCTGTCGTTCGGACTGACGCGCCAGCAGGTCAATTTCTTTAAAATCCTTTCCTTCCTTCTGCTCCTTCATGACGAGCTGGCAGTAACGCGCGGCGGTGGTGAGCTGCATCTGGTCCAGTGGGCCATATTCGCCCCACTTATCGCGTTTTTTCCAGCTGTGAACGGTTGCAACTTTCTCGCCCAGCATTTCAGCAATGCGGGCTACGCGGTATCCCTGAAAGTACATCAGCATTGCCTGACGACGGGGATCGAGGTCTGCGGGGGTCAGTGTTGTCATGACACAAACATACGGCCTCAAATCAGCACTTTCCCCGGCTTCGCATTGTGTGGGAGTTCGCACAAGCCCAACGCGTTGTTTACACGCGCCCATCACCGCAAACATAAGGCTCTGAACGTGTTACGAACTAACTAACCGGAGCCGGACCGATGGCAAAAAAATCTAAGCGTTTTCGTATTGGGGTCGAAGGGGCCACTACTGACGGGCGCGTTATTGAGCGTGAATGGCTCACCCAGATGGCAGCGAGCTATAACCCGCAGGTATACACCGCGCTGATCAATATGGAGCACATCAAGGGCTTTACTCCTGATGGGCCCTTCCGTCGTTTTGGCATGGTGGAAAAGCTGGAAGCGGAAGAAATTACCGAAGGGGCATTGTCCGGGAAAATGGCGCTGTATGGCTGGATTGCCCCGACTGACGATCTGGTCACGATGACCAGCAACTGGCAGAAGCTTTTCACCTCAATGGAAGTTAACACCAGCTTTGCCGATACCGGCTCCGCTTATCTGGTTGGCCTGGCGATTACTGACGATCCGGCAAGCCTCGGCACTGAAATGCTGCAGTTCAGCGCCAGCGCAGAACATAACCCCCTGGCGCGCCGCAAGCTGGACAAAGACAACCTGTTTACCGCTGCTGTTGAAACGCTCATTGAGTTTGAGGACGTGCCGGAAAAAACCAGCCTGTTTACCCGCGTGAAAGAGCTGCTGTCCCGCAAAGGCGCCGATGATAACGCCCGCTTTGCTGATGTGAATCAGGCTGTTGAAACCATCGCGCGTGAGCATCAGACGCTGGCGGAGCAGGTCAGCACCCATCAAACCGATTTCAGCAACAAGCTGAGCGATATGCAGAAGGTTGTTGATGAGACAACCAACGCACTCTCCACCCTGCGTGAGCAGCTTTCCACTCAGGACAGCCGCAGCGAACGCCGCCCTAATGCGACCGGCAATAACGGCGCAGAACAAACCACCGATTGCTGACGGAGCAAAAGCACAATGAAAAAAGAGACACGTTTCAAATTCAACGGCTATCTGACGCAGCTCGCCACACTTAATGGCGTGCCTGTGAGCGGTATCACCTCAAAATATACGGCAGAGCCGTCCGTTGCGCAGACGCTGGAAACGAAAATCCAGGAGTCTTCCTCGTTCCTGCAGAAAATCAACATTATCCCGGTTGATGAGCAGTCCGGCGAACGTCTGGGGCTGGGGATTGGCGTCAGTATCGCCGGAAATACTGATACCACCCAGAAAGACCGTGAACCCGTTGATCCGACCTACATCGACGGTGAAGGGTACAAGTGTACCCAGACTAACTCTGATACGGCGCTGCCTTATGCAAAACTGGATTTGTGGGCTAAATTCCAGGACTTCCAGACGCGCATCCGTGACGCCATCATTATTCGCCAGGCGCTTGACCGCATCATGATCGGCTTCAACGGCGTGAAGCGTGAAAAAACGTCAGACCGCAAGACCTATCCGCTGCTGCAGGATGTGAATATCGGCTGGCTGGAGAAAATCCGCCAGGAGAAACCCGTTCAGGTTCTGGACAAAATTGTGTCCGAGGGCGAGGTGGTTTCTCAGACTATCCGTGTCGGTAAAGGCGGCGATTTCCTGAATCTGGACGCGCTGGTTATGGGCGCCGTGAATGAGAAAATCGCGCCGTGGTATCAGGAAGATACAGAGCTTGTGGTTATCGTCGGGCGCCAGTTGCTGGCGGATAAATATTTCCCGATCGTCAACCGCGACCAGCCAAACAGCGAAGCGATGGCGGCCGATCTCATCATCAGCCAGAAGCGTATCGGCAACCTCCCGGCCGTTCGCGCGCCGTTCTTCCCGGCTAACGCCATGCTGATCACCCGTCTGGATAACCTGTCTATTTACTGGCAAGCCGGTACCCGTCGTCGTTCAGTTATCGACAATCCGAAGCGTGACCGCGTGGAGAACTTCGAGTCCGTTAACGAGGCGTATGTTGTCGAAGATTACGACGGCGTTTGCCTGGTTGAGAACATCGAACTGTTGCCCGTGCAGGCAGGTGGCAATGCCAGCCCGGCGCTGACAACTGAAACCATCCAGGAAATCGTCACGGCAGCGGTGAAAGGCGCGCTTGATGCGCAGGCAGCTGGCGGTGCTGGCGCCGGAGCGTGATAAATGAATCCGTTCCGTGCTCACACTCAGTATGTACAGGCACAGGATGCCGCCCGGCAGGGCGGCAGTAATGCCAGCCTGACGGGCTACAACCAGATGCTGTTACAGCTGACAGAACACCGCAGGCGCCTTAAAACCGTCCAGTCAAATGAGCGCAAGGCTCAGCTCAAACGTGAGTTTCTTCCCGCTTATGCCTCATGGATTGCCGGTTTACTGGATGCTGACGCGTCAGGCCAGGACGACGTGGCGATGTACGTCATGATCTGGCGCATTGATGCCGGAGACTATACCGGCGCGCTGGACATTGCCCGCCATGCCATTAAACACGGCTGGGTCCTGCCGCAGCGATTCAACCGGACCTGCGGGACCGCTGTTGCGGAAGAGTTTGCCGACGCGGCAATGCGCGCTTTTTCTGCCGGTGAATCATTCAGTGCCGCCATTCTTACCCAGGTGCTCGATATCGTTGAAGGTCAGGATATGCCGGATCAGTCCCGCGCCCGACTTCATAAGGCGATGGGCTACGCGCTGCGGGATAACGATCAGGCAGTGGCGGCACTTAACCATCTGAAGCGTGCCCTGCAGCTGGATAACAGTTCTGGCGTCAAAACCGAAATCAACAAGCTTGAAAGCCGATTGCGACAGGCAATGTCGGCTTAACGAATCGTGCCAACGCGCGGGGCGGCACGGGGTGGCGACAGGCTTTATGCCGCGTCAAAACCCCGTCCACCGCCCAACTATTTGGGAGTGCCAGAAATATGCAATTCGTTTCGCCGGAACAGGCCGGGGAAAGTACCCAGGACGTTATTAAAAACACTAGTTTCTGGCCTGATGTCAGGGTTTCAGAGTTCCGCCGTGATATGCGCATGGATGGGAGTGTCACCGATCCACGCCTGCGTCTGGCGTTGCTGACAGCGATTGCTGAAGTTAACGCCGATCTTTATGAGTTCCGCGAGAAACAACGGGCGCAGGGGTATGCGAGCCTGGCCGACGTCCCTGCTGATGTGATCGACGGCGAAAGCCAGCGGCTCATGCTGTATCGCCGTGCGGTGTTTTGCTGGGCAAAAGCAAATCTGGTTGAGTGCTATCGCGATTTTGACGCAACCGGCGACGGAAGCAAGAAAGCTGAAGATATCGAAATAACCTTAGGCGAGCTGTGGCGCGATGTGCGCTGGGCGGAGTCCCGCCTGCGCGATATGCCGCATATGACGGTGGAGCTGATTTGATGAAAGTGCGTGCGCATCAGTATGACACGGTGGACGCACTCTGCTGGCGCCATTACGGGCGCACGCAGGGAGTCACTGAACAGGTGCTGCAGGCGAATCCGGGGCTGGCTGAATATGGCCCCTTTTTACCGCACGGGCTGCAGGTGGAGCTGCCGGACATTACGGCGTCAACCACTGCGCAGACTGTCCAGTTATGGGACTGAACTATGACGCTTGAACGAATCAGCGCCTTTATCACTTACTGCGTTGCCCTGCTTCTGGCATGGCTCGGCGATTTGTCTCTTAAAGATGTATCGACCATCACCGGTCTTGCGCTGGGGATTATCACTGCAGCGGTGACCTGTTATTTACGCTGGAAAGCCTACCAGCTGCTGCGGGACGGCAGAATATCCAGGGGGGAATATGAGTCCTTCAATCGTTAAGCGTTGCCTGGTCGGCGCGGTGCTGGCGATTGCCGCCACGCTGCAGGGTTTTCAGTCGCTTCATACCTCCGTCGAGGGGCTGAAACTGATTGCTGATTTCGAAGGGTGCCGCCTGCAGCCATACCAGTGCAGCGCCGGGGTCTGGACTGACGGGATCGGCAATACGTCCGGGGTAGTGCCGGGCAAAACCATAACGGAGCGACAAGCCGCGCAGGGGCTGATTAATAACGTATTGCTGACGGAAAAAAGGATTGAAGCCTGCCTGCAGGTTAAGCCACCTCAGCATGTTTACGATGCCCTGATCAGTATCGGTTTCAATGTCGGAACGGGGGCAATCTGCCGGTCAACAATGGTTTCTTACATCAATCGCCAGCAATGGTGGCAGGCGTGCAACCAGCTCCCCCGCTGGGTTTATGTAAATGGTCAACGGAATAAAGGGCTGGAAAACCGGCGCGCCCGTGAGCTTGCCTGGTGTCTTAAAGGGGCAGGGGAATGACGCGCGCGCTGGCGGTGATCCTGGCTCTGGTGCTGGCATTGCTGGGCTGGCAGTCATGGCGGCTTAATAATGCCGGTCACACCATCGGGACGCAGGCTGAGGCGCTTAAAAAGAACAAGCAGGAGCTGGCGAAGAAAAACAGCCAGCTCATCAGCCTGTCCATTCTTACCGAAACCAACAGCCGGGCGCAGATGCAACTTTATGCTGCAGCGGAGGAGACTTCCGCACTGTTGCGGAGTCGCCAGCGCCGGATTGAGGAGCTAAAACGTGAAAACGAGGATTTACGCCGCTGGGCTGACACTCCTTTGCCTGCTGACATTATCCGGCTGCGGGACCGCCCGGCCCTCGCCGGAGGTGCAGCTTACCGTGAGTGGTTGTCCAAAAGTGACCCAGTGCCGCCTGGACAGGTCAGCGCCGCGCAGTAATGGGGATTTGAACCAGGTGCTGGATGAGACTGAGGCCGCCTGGGCAGTATGTGCTGACAAAGTGGACACGATCATAGCGTGTCAGGAGCGAGACAGTGAACAAGCCGCAGTCCTTACGCAACGCCCTGAATAAATCGGTGGCGTATGTCCGTGATAACCCGGACAAACTGCACCTTTTTGTTGATAACGGTTCGCTGGTCGCAACCGGCGCCCGTTCAATGTCATGGGAATATCGCTATACCCTGAACGTGGTGATTGAAGACTTTAGCGGCAACCAGAATTTAGTGATGGCGCCCGTATTGCTCTGGTTAATGACCAATCAACCGGACGCTATCAACAGCCCGGAGCTGCGCGAAAAACTTTTTACCTTTGACGTCGATATCCTGAGCAACGATCTGTGTGATATCAGCCTCAATCTGCAGCTCACGGAGCGCGTGATTGTCAGCACAGACGGCACCGTATCGAGCGTTGAAGCGGTGCCGGAACCCGACGTACTCGAAGAAATGTGGACGGTGAAACGTGGATGACCTGCAGAGGGTGGATGACTGGCTGGCGGCGCTGCTGGCGAATCTGGAACCGGCAGCCCGCAACCGTATGATGCGACAACTGGCGCAGGAGCTGCGCCGGTCGCAACAGCAAAACATCAGGCTGCAGCGCAATCCAGACGGCACCGCCTTTGAGGCGCGCCGGGTGACGGCCAGAAGTAAAAAGGGGCGCATCAAGCGCCAGATGTTCGCCAAATTGCGCACCACTAAATACCTGAAAACCGCAGCCACTGCGGACTCTGCCAGCGTGCAGTTTGATGGGAAAGTCCAGCGCATCGCCCGTGTTCATCATTATGGTCTGCGTGATCGAGTTAGCTGCAAAGGTCCAAAGATTAAGTATTCACAACGCCGTTTATTAGGTCTAAGCCGTGGAATTGATGAAAAAGTTAAGTTATTTTTTTTGCGTTACTTATTGGGGTAAGCAATGTTTAGATAGTATAGTATGTCTTCAATAGCATGAAATCTGTATAATATAATGGGTATTGCAAATGGATAGTGAAGACAAAAAAAACAATCCTAAAAAAAATCCAACATCTAAAAATGCTTCTGAAACTCCTAAGCGGGTTAATTGGGTAGATGTATTGTCTAGTACTGCACAGCAGGAATCATCAGAAGAACGAAACTATGCAACTATTCTTGAGTTTCTTCGTAAAGGTATATCGAAAAATATAGTATCTACCGCAATAAAAACCCTCGATATAAAAGTAACAACTGCGTCTCAGGGTAATCGAACAACAGTACTACGTAATCTGAAAAGTAATTTTAAAGAAGAAAACCTGGTTCTTGTGTTAGGTGCTGGTATTTCTTTGGATTATAAAATCCCTACATGGAATGAATTGCTGAGACGTTTATTAGCAAGGGCCTTACAAGATACCAATGAAAATCAACAAGTGGTAGCGACTCTCTTCAACAGTGTATTCGGTCCGAATGCTTTAATTGCTGCAAGGTATTTAAAGTTACATTTTGATGAGTCTAACTCACCGTTGGAAAAAGAAATACAAAAAGTATTATATGAGTTTTATGAAGATACTGAAAGCCAAACACTAAAGGCAATAAAGAAATTATGCATATCTGCCGGAAAAGCTCCTGGTTTGGATTCAGTTATTACATATAACTATGATGAAGTTTTAGAACGCACTCTTTTGAAGGCAGACGTTGGAATTAAATTTAAGGTGATATCTAAAACCGGCCAACATGCCAAGAATGATGAGCTCCCCATCTATCATGTTCATGGCCATCTTCCAATGAATGGCAAGGTTGAAAATGATGATAGCTTAGTATTATCCGATGAGAGTTATCATCGCCAATATATGGACTTGTACCATTGGAGTAATATGGTGCAGATTAATAAGTTTAAGGATAATAACTGTCTTTTTATTGGGCATTCTTTCACGGATCCGAACTTAAGACGTTTGCTGGATGCTGCGAAGAAATTGAGAGGTAATGATTTAAGGCCTCATTATCTAATAAAATGCCGCCATTCTAAAGATGAAGTTATTAATAATATTGAGAAAATACTAAGGGATTCTAGTTCTGAATTTGATGAGGAAGTACGAAATAATATTGATAATGTGGCTAGCTCGTTGCTAGAGACCGTACATAAATTTGAGGAGATCGATGCTAACTCCTTTGGCGTAAATGTTATCTGGATAGATAATTTTGATGAGATTGGCCCTATTTTGACGGATCTTACTCAGTAATCTTCATGCAATTGTACCTTATAAGGAACAATTGCAACTATTAACACCTCTCTAATGCTGTTCGGTAAGTTGATGCTATGAACGCACAACTTACCGAAATCATGCGCCTTATCACCAACCTGATCCGCACCGGCACCGTAACCGAAGTGGACCGGGAAAACTGGCTGTGCCGGGTGAAAGTGGGCGAGCTTGAAACCAACTGGATTAACTGGCTGACACTGCGCGCGGGCGGTGCCCGCACATGGTGGTGCCCGTCGCCGGATGAGCAGGTGGTGGTGCTGAGTATGGGAGGCAATCTGGAAACCGCTTTTGCCTTACCTGCGATCTATTCCAACCAGTTCGCACCGCCGTCGGACTCAGTGGACGGCTGCGTAACGGAATACCCGGACGGTGGCTGGTTTGAGTATGAACCCGCGACCGGCCGCTGGCATGTGCGGGGTATCAAATCCATGGTGATCGAGGCTGCAGATAATATAACCCTGAAAACGGGTGAATTTGTGGTGGAAGCAAGCACCACGCGCATAAACAGCGAGGTGGTGATCAATGGTGGCGTCACCCAGGGCGGCGGCGCCATGAGTTCTAACGGGATCGTAGTCGATAAACACGGTCATACCGGCGTTAAGTCCGGCGGCGATACATCGGGAGGTCCTGTATGACGCTGTATATCGGTATGAATCAGGGCAATGGTAAAGCCATTTCTGATGCGGACCATTTGAGGCAGTCGGTCCGGGATATTTTGCTGACTCCTCAGGGAAGCCGTATAGCCCGCCGGGAATATGGTTCCCTGCTGTCAGCATTGATTGACCAGCCCCAGAACCCGGCGCTGCGCCTGCAGATTATGGCGGCTGTTTACGTATCGCTGAGTCGCTGGGAGCCTCGGCTTACGCTGGATTCCATCACCGTCAACAGCAGCTTTGACGGCTCCATGGTGGTTGAGCTAACCGGAAAGCGCAATAACGGCGCGCCTGTTTCTCTTTCGGTATCAACAGGAGCATACAATGGCAGTCATTGACCTTTCCCTGCTCCCCGCGCCGCAAATCGTTGACGTGCCGGACTTTGAATCCCTGCTGGCTGAGCGTAAGGCCGCCTTTGTAGCCCTGTATCCGGCAGATGAACAGGACGCGGTGCGGCGCACGCTTGAGCTGGAATCTGAACCCATCACCAAACAACTGCAGGAAAACACGTACCGGGAAATCCTGCTGCGGCAGCGTATCAACGAGGCGGCGCAGGCGGTCATGGTGGCTTATGCCATTGGTGGCGATCTCGATCAGATGGCGGCCAACTACAACGTGAAACGGCTGACAGTTACACCTGCGGATAACGACGCTGTGCCGCCGGTCGCAGCGGTAATGGAAAGTGACGAAGCGCTACGCCTGCGTGTTCCTGCTGCATTTGAGGGGCTGTCCGTTGCGGGACCGACGGCGGCCTATGAGTTTCACGCTAAAAGCGCGGATGGGCGAGTGGCTGACGCCAGCGCAACCAGCCCGGCACCGGCGGAGGTGGTGCTTACCGTTCTGAGCCGTGAGGGCGACGGAACGGCAGCGGCGGACCTGCTGGTGGTGGTTGAACAGGCGCTTAACAGTGAGAACGTGCGGCCGGTTGCTGACCGTCTGACGGTGCGCAGCGCTGAAATTATTCCGTACAGCGTGGATGCGACGATCTTTCTTTACCCGGGGCCAGAAGCTGAGCCGGTGATGGAGGCGGCAAAAGCCAGCCTGCAGAAATATATCGCCAGCCAGACGAGGCTGGGGCGTGATATTCGCCGCAGTGCTATTTATGCCGCGCTGCATGTTGAAGGTGTGCAGCGTGTTGAGCTGGCCTCGCCGCTCGCTGATGTGGTGCTGGATAAGACACAAGCAGCTTCATGTAAGGAATGGAGCGTAACCAACGGGGGAACGGATGAATAGTCTGCTTCCTCCTGGTTCATCGGCTCTTGAGCGCCGCCTGGCGCAGACCTGCAGCGGAATTTCCGATCTGCAGGTGCCGCTGCGCGATTTATGGAACCCGGCAACATGCCCGGTCAAGTTTCTGCCGTATCTGGCGTGGGCCTTTTCGGTTGATCGCTGGGACGAAGGATGGGCGGAGAGCGTGAAGCGCCGCGTGGTGCAGGATGCGTTCTATATCCATCAGCACAAGGGCACAACCAGCGCTGTGCGGCGTGTGGTGGAGCCGTTCGGCTTTCTGATCCGCATCATTGAATGGTGGCAGACCGGTGAGGCGCCGGGCACGTTTCGCCTGGATATTGGGGTGCAGGACCAGGGCATAACAGAGGAAACCTATCTGGAGCTGGAGCGCCTGATTGGTGACGCCAAACCCTGCAGCCGGCATCTGATCGGCATGTCCATAAACCTGCAGACGAGCGGGCCATATATTGTGGGAGCTGCCACTTACAGCGGCGAAGAAATCACGATTTACCCGTATATCAACGAAACCATCATTACTGGTGGTTCTGCCTACGAGGGCGGCGCCGTCCATGTTATTGACACAATGAGAGTGAACCCATGAGCGCAAAATTTTATACCCTGCTGACGGATATCGGCGCGGCGAAATTGGCAAATGCCGCCGCGCTCGGTGTTCCGCTGAAAATCACACAGATGGCGGTGGGGGATGGCGGAGGCGTGCTGCCAACGCCAAACGCAAAACAGACCAAGCTGGTCGGTGAAAAACGCCGTGCAGCTCTGAATATGCTGTATATCGATCCGCAGAACAGCAGTCAGGTGATAGCTGAGCAGGTGATACCTGAAACAGAGGGGGGTTGGTGGATTCGTGAAGTTGGGTTGTTTGATGAAAGCGGCGTGCTGATTGCTGTCGGTAATTGCCCGGAGAGCTACAAGCCGCAGCTGGCAGAGGGCAGCGGGCGCACACAGACAGTGCGCATGGTGTTAATTACCAGCAGCACCGATAATATTACGCTGAAAATTGATCCTTCCGTGGTGCTCGCTACCCGTAAATACGTGGATGATAAGGTACTGGAGCTTAAGGTGTATGTGGATGAGCTGATGGCGGCACATCTTGCGGCAGCTGATCCGCATTCGCAATATGCACCAAAAGCCAGCCCGACGTTTACCGGCACCCCAAAAGCCCCGACGGCGGCAGCTGGTAACAATTCCACTCAGCTTGCAAATACTGCTTTTGTGCAGGCCGCTATTGCAGGGCTTGTTGGTTCCTCACCTGCAGCGCTTGATACATTGAACGAACTGGCGGCGGCGTTAGGTAACGATCCTAACTTTGCGGCCACTATGACTAATGCACTGGCGAACAAGCAGCCTCTGGATAACACACTGACAGCCTTGTCAGGAAAATCTGTTGCGGCCCTTCTCGAATACCTCGGTTTAGGAAGTTCCAAATTCGTAATAAGCCGGGGCAGAAATGCTAACGGATCATGGGTCATTTGGTATGATGGCGCCATTGAGCTTATGGGGTATGGAGTAACTATTGATAATGGTCTGGCAACAGTGAATTACCCAATCGAGTTGCCTGATTTAAGTCGCTTGATCAGTATTGCCGAACGTATTTCCGCTGATCCAGGTGTTGGGGCCAACGTCACCCACTCATCTATGGTTATTGATTCATTGACAACAAAAGCTGGTTTCAAGGCTCGCTGCATAATGTCTGCTACGGGCAATCCATCAAGTAATGGTTTTTCATGGAGGGTTTATTATGCGCCTGTTTAATCCGAACACTATGACAGAGGTTATCCCCGGTTTTCACGATACTGCAGGGGCGATTGAACTGCCTGCTGATAACTGGTTTTTCAGAACTTCAGAAATACCGAAAGGGATGCGCCTTGATGTAAATGACAAAGGCGAACCCGTTCTGTTAGAAATTGAAAATGAAATGACAGAAAAAGGTGAAGTTGACGCCATCTGATTGATACAAAACCTCGATTTATGGGAAGTGCATCAACTTGCGTTGCCGCGCTGAGGAAGGGATATAAATTTATCGGGATTGAAATGAGCCAGCAGTATTTTGATATCTCATGCGAACGCCTGGAAAAAGAAAACGCAGATATCCGCGCGGGCGTATTGTGTGATTAAGGGAACAATGCCGCGTAGCTGTCTGCGCGGCCCATTCAATTCACCATAGGGCGAAACCTAAACACCGGAGGGTTCGCCGTATGGCTCAGGATTATCACCACGGTGTGCGCGTCGTTGAGGTCAACGATGGCACCCGCCCCATTTCAACAGTAAGCACGGCAATTGTCGGTATGGTCTGTACCGGCGATGATGCAGATGCGTCCGTGTTCCCCCTCAATAAACCGGTCCTGCTCACCGACGTGCTGACCGCCAGCGGTAAAGCAGGCGAGTCCGGCACGCTGGCCCGCTCGCTGGATGCAATTGCCGACCAGGCTAAACCCGTGACCGTCGTTGTGCGCGTGGCTCAGGGTGAAACCGAAGCGGAGACAACCTCCAACATTATCGGCGGCATGACAGCTGACGGTAAAAAAACGGGCATGAAAGCGCTGTTATCTGCGCAGTCTCAGCTCGGCGTTAAGCCGCGCATTCTGGGCGTGCCGGGGCATGACACGCAGGCGGTTGCCACTGAGCTGCTGAGCGTGGCGCAGAGTCTGCGCGGGTTCGCCTATCTGTCAGCCTACGGCTGCAAAACGGTAGAGGAGGCCATTGCCTACCGCGCTAATTTCAGCCAGCGCGAGGGAATGCTGATCTGGCCTGATTTCATCAGTTTTGACACCGTGCTGAATGCTGACGCAACGGCTTATGCCTCAGCCCGTGCGCTTGGCCTGCGTGCCAAAATTGACGAACAGACCGGCTGGCACAAATCCCTGTCCAACGTGGGCGTGAATGGCGTCACCGGCATTTCTGCTGATGTGTTCTGGGATTTGCAGGACCCGGCAACCGATGCGGGGCTGCTGAACCAGAACGATGTCACCACGCTGATCCGCAAAGACGGCTTCCGCTTCTGGGGTTCCCGCTGCCTCAGTGACGATCCACTGTTTGCCTTTGAAAACTACACCCGCACCGCGCAGGTACTGGCTGACACCATCGCCGAAGCGCATATGTGGGCGGTGGATGGCGTGCTTAACCCGTCACTGGCCCGCGACATTATCGAAGGTATTCGCGCCAAACTGCGTAACCTGAAAACGCAGGGCTACATCATCGGCGCCGACTGCTGGCTGGATGAGTCCGTAAACGATAAAGATTCCCTGAAAGCCGGGAAGCTCACTATCGATTACGACTATACGCCGGTACCGCCTCTGGAAAACCTGATGCTGCGCCAGCGCATCACCGATCAGTATCTGCTGGATTTCTCCAGCCAGGTCAGCGCGTAAGGGGACAATATGGCTTTACCACGCAAGTTAAAACACCTGAACCTGTTTAACGACGGGAATAACTATCAGGGGATTGTTGAGTCCCTGACCCTGCCTAAATTCGGCCGCAAGTTTGAAAAGTATCGCGGCGGCGGTATGCCCGGTTCGGCTGATGTTGATCTGGGGCTGGATGATGGCGCGCTGGACACGGAATTTTCAATCGGTGGCACCGAACTGCTGTTATTCAAACAGATGGGTAAAGCCACCGTTGACGGTATCCAGCTGCGTTTCACCGGCTCCATTCAGCGTGACGATACCGGCGAAGTGCAGGCCGTTGAGCTGGTTGTGCGCGGGCGACATAAAGAAGTCGATTCCGGCGAATGGAAAACCGGGGAGAGCAACACCACAAAAGTCAGCAGCACCAACAGCTACGCGAAGCTGACCATTAACGGCGAGGTGCTCTATGAGGTTGATGTGATCAACATGATTGAAATCGTTGATGGCGTGGACCTGATGGAAGAACACCGCAACGCCCTGGGCCTCTAATCTACTTTAAAGGCGCGGGCAGCCGCGCCAGTACCTTATTAACAGGAAATGACAATGAGCGAACAACTGACTGAAAAAACCGTACAGCTGGACACCCCAATCAAACGCGGTAAAACCGAAATTGCCGAAATTGTGCTGCGCAAGCCGCAGTCCGGCGCGCTGCGTGGCACCCGTCTGCAGGCGCTCATGGATATGGACGTCGGCGCGATGATGACGATTATTCCCCGCATCTCCACGCCCGCGCTGACCGCTCAGGAAATGGCTGAAATGGACCCCGCCGATCTCACCGAGCTGTCGGTTGAGGTGGTCACTTTTTTGTTGAAGAAATCGGTGCTTGCCGGTTTGCCGACAGCCTGACGGTAGAAGACCTGGTGGCTGATATCGCCACCATTTTTCACTGGCCGCCGTCCGTCACTGACGTTATGCCGCTGACCGAAGTGCTGGAGTGGCGGCATAAAGCGATTCAGAGAAGCGGGGCCAGCGATGAGTGACACTAACCTGCGTTTGCAGGTAATTCTAAATGCGGTTGATAAACTCACCCGCCCATTCCGATCAGCGCAGGCCAGTTCTAAAGAGCTGGCTACCGCCATTCAGCAAAGCCGCGCAAGATTAAAAGAACTGGACGCCCAGGCGGGCCGTATTGACGGTTTCCGCAAGGCAAGCGCGCAGCTGGCCGTCACCGGCAACAGTCTTAAAGCCGCACGCGAAGAAGCGGCGAAGCTTGCCACGCAGTTCTCGGCCACTAACCGGCCGACGGCGGCGCAGGCGCGTCTGCTGGAGCAGGCAAAAAACCGCGTTAACGAGCTGCAGAGCAAATACAACGGCCTGCGTCAGTCGGTGCAGCGTCAGCGTCTTGCGCTCAATGAAGCCGGGCTGGACACCAAAAAGCTGAGCAGTGCGCAGCGGGAGCTGCGGCAGAATGCCGACGAAACCCGGCAGGCGCTGGACCGACAGCAGAAATCCCTTAAACGCCTGGGCGAGCAGCAGGCCCGTATGAACGCCGTCCGCGATCAGTATTCGCGGCGCCTTGAGGTGCGGGATCGTATTGCGGGCGCCGGAGCAACGACTACTGCCGCCGGGCTGGCGATGGGTGCGCCGGTGATGGCTGCCGTTAAAAGCTATACCAGCATGGAAGATGCGATGAAAGGCGTGGCAAAGCAGGTTAACGGGCTGCGGGACGACAACGGCAATCGCACAAAACAGTTTTACGACTTGCAGGATGCCATCAAGGCCGCCAGTGAACAGCTGCCGATGGAGAATGGCGCCATTGACTATGCCGCGCTGGTTGAAGGTGGCGCCCGCATGGGCGTGACAAACCAGAACGATTCTTACGAAGATCAGAAGCGTGACCTGCTGGCCTTTGCATCCACTGCAGCAAAGGCCGCAACGGCATTCGAGCTGCCCGCTGATGAGCTGGCGGAGGGGCTGGGGAAAATCGCGCAGCTGTATAAAGTGCCGACCCGAAATATTGAACAGCTTGGCGATGCCCTGAACTACCTGGACGATAACGCCATGTCTAAGGGCGGCGATATCATCAATGTGCTGCAGCGCATGGGCGGCGTGGCTGACCGGCTTGATTTCCGCAAGGCGGCCGCGCTGGGTTCCACCTTCCTGTCTCTGGGCGCCGCGCCTGAAATTGCCGCCAGCGCATCAAATGCGATGGTGCGCGAACTGTCTATTGCGACCATGCAGAGCAAGCGGTTCATGGAAGGTATGGATCTGCTGAAACTCAATCCTGAAGAGATTGAAAAGCAGATGACGAAGGACGCAATGGGGACCATTCAGCGCGTGCTGGAGAAGGTCAACAGGCTGCCGCAGGATAAACGCCTGTCCGCCATGACGATGATATTTGGCAAGGAGTTTGGCGATGATGCGGCTAAGCTTGCAAACAACCTGCCGGAGCTGCAGCGACAGCTGAAACTCACCTCAGGCACTGAGGCTAACGGCTCCATGCAGAAAGAATCCGATATCAATAAGGATTCACTTTCCGCGCAGTGGTTGCTTGTAAAAACGGGCGCGCAGAACGCTTTCAGTAGCCTGGGTGAAACCCTGCGCCAGCCGCTGATGGATATCATGGGGTACGTCAAAAACATTACCGGGGCACTGCGTCGATGGGTTGAGGCTAACCCGCAGCTGGCGGGCACACTGATGAAAGTGGCGGCAGCTACAGCAGCGATCACCGTTGTGCTCGGCACGCTGGCGGTGGCCGTGGCTGCCGTGCTGGGGCCGCTGGCGGTGATCCGTTTTGGCCTGTCCGTGCTGGGTGTAAAAACACTCCCCTCCGTTATGTCTGCAGTGACCCGAACCGGCGGCGCGCTGTCCTAGCTGGCAAATGCGCCGCTTTCACTGTTGCGCGGTGGCCTGGCGGCATCCGGCAGCAGCGCCGGATTGCTGGCGTCTCCCCTTAACTCCCTGCGCCGTTCTGCCGGGCTGGCTGGCAATGCACTGAAAGCGCTGGCCGGGGCGCCGCTTGCTGTCCTTCGCGGCGGAATGTCTGGTATTCGCAACATTATCGGCATGGTAATGAATCCGCTGGCCGCGTTGCGCGGGGGATTATCCGCAGCCGGTGGCGTGCTGCGTTTTCTGGCGTCCGGCCCTCTGGCCCTCCTTCGCGTTGCGCTGTACGGGATTTCTGGATTGCTGGGCGCCCTGCTTAGTCCGATAGGGCTCGTTGTGGCGGCGCTGGCTGGCGTGGCGCTGGTTGTCTGGAAATACTGGCAGCCGATAAGCGCATTTTTAGGCGGAGTGGTTGAAGGATTCAAAGCTGCAGCTGCGCCTATCAGCGCGGCGTTTGAGCCACTGCAGCCTGTTTTCCAGTGGATAGGTGACAAGGTCCAGGCATTGTGGGGCTGGTTTACTGATCTGCTGACGCCGGTTAAATCCACCTCTGCAGAGCTGCAAAGCGCAGCGTCGATGGGGCGGCAGTTTGGGGAGGCGCTGGCGGCAGGGCTGAACATGGTCATGCACCCGCTGGATTCGCTTAAATCGGGCGTGTCCTGGCTGCTTGAAAAACTTGGCATTGTCAGCAAGGAAGCGGCCAAAGCGAAGCTTCCTGAGCAGGTCACGCGGCAGCAACCAGCCACGGTAAACACAGACGGTAAAGTTGTGCTGCCGCCTGGCGGATTCCCGCCGATGGGTTTTGCTGGCATGTACGACAGCGGCGGTACCATTCCGCGCGGCCAGTTCGGCATCGTGGGTGAGAATGGCCCAGAGATCGTTAACGGGCCCGCCAATGTCACCGGCAGGAAACGGACTGCTGATCTGGCAAGGGTGGCGGCAACGCTCAATCCTTCCCGGACGGAACCGGCCAGCGCTAAACAATATCCTGAACGCGCGATAGTTCTGCCGCCTGATAGTGTGAACGGTCCGGCAAATCTTCCGGTAATCAATCGTACTACTGAGCTGGTGAAACTGGCGGCAACGGTAAGCCCGGTTCGTGATGTAACAGCCAGCCCGGAGCAACGGCCTGAAAGCAGGTTAATACTGCCGCCTGAGATTGTTAACGCCCCGGTAAAACTTCCTGGTCGGGATCGTGCTGCGGAGCTGGCTGATATCGCTGCTGCCGTCATGCCAGCACCGGCCATTATGGAAATCACGGATAACAGAGCTGACCCGATGGCTATGCGCCAGAAGGTGTTCGCTTCCGTGGTCGCTGGCGTAATGGGCCTGGCGGCTGCCCCGGCAGAAGCCGCACCACTTCATCCGTACAGTGTGCCTGTCAGGACGCAACCGGCGCCGTCGCCGAAGGAAGAGAGACAGCCGCAGGTAATTAAGTACGAGATAAGCGCGCCAATTCATATTGTCGCGCAGCCAGGGCAAAGCGCGCAGGATATCGCCCGCGAGGTGGCCCGGCAGCTTGATGAGCGTGAGCGCAGGGCCAGGGCAAAAACACGCAGTAATTTCAGTGATCGAGGGGGTTACGAATAATGATGATGGTGCTGGGGTTGTACGTATTCATGCTGCGAACAGTGCCCTATCAGGAGCTGCAGTATCAGCGCAGCTGGCGGCACGCAGCCAACAGCCGGGTTAACCGGCGCCCGTCAACGCAGTTTCTTGGACCGGATAACGATACGCTTACTCTGTCCGGTGTCCTGCTGCCGGAGATTACCGGCGGCAGGCTGTCTTTGCTGGCGCTGGAGCAGATGGCGGAGCTGGGAAAAGCCTGGCCTCTGATTGAGGGGAGCGGGACGATTTACGGCATGTTTGTGATCGAGAGTCTGAGCCAGACAAAAACAGAATTTTTTGAGAGCGGTATGCCCCGGCGCATCGAATTTTCGCTGAGCCTGAAACGGGTGGATGAGTCGCTGTCTGATATGTTCGGCAGCCTCAGCGATCAGCTCAGTAATTTGCAGGACTCCGCCACCTCTGCGATAGGCAATATGAAAAATACGGTTGGAGGGTTACTGCAGTGAATTTCAGCTCTGATCTCCTGAACCTGAACAGCAAAACACCCGGTTTCAGTATCATCATTGAAGGTAAAGATGTGACTACCGTGCTGGATGCGCGCCTGATGAGTCTGACGCTGACGGATAACCGGGGCTTTGAAGCGGACCAGCTTGATCTGGAACTGGACGACTCGGACGGGCAAATCGTTCTGCCGCGTCGGGGGGCCATTATTCAGTTTGCGCTGGGGTGGAAAGGTCAGCCGCTTTTTCCGAAAGGGGCCTTTACTGTCGATGAGATTGAGCACAGCGGCGCGCCTGACCGTCTCACAATTCGCGCGCGTAGCGCAGATTTCCGTGAAACCCTCAACACGCGGCGTGAAAAGTCCTGGCACCAGACAACGGTGGGCGAAGTCGTGAAGGAAATCGCCGCCAGGCATAAATTAAAGATGGCGCTGGGGCAGGACCTGATGGACAAGCCTGTGGATCATCTTGACCAGACAAATGAAAGCGACGCCAGCTTTTTGATGAAGCTGGCGCGGCAGTATGGGGCGATAGCCTCCGTTAAGGACGGCAATCTGTTGTTTATCCGTCAGGGGCAGGGCAGAACGGCAAGCGGTAAGCCGCTACCTGTTATCACCATAACCCGTCAGGCCGGTGACTGTCATCGTTTTACCCTGGCCGATCGCGATGCCTATACGGGGGTAATTGCCAGCTGGCTGCATACTCGTGAGCCAAAGAAAAAAGAGGCAGCAAAGGTTAAGCGCCGTCGAAAGAAAACCACCGCGGCAAAGGAGCCGGAAGCAAAACAGGGAGATTACCTGGTTGGAACGGATGAAAACGTGCTGGTACTCAACAGAACTTATGCAAACCGCAGCAATGCGGAGCGAGCGGCAAAGATGCAGTGGGAGCGCCTGCAGCGTGGGGTTGCAACATTCTCCCTGCAGCTCGCAGAGGGAAGGGCTGATCTGTATACCGAAATGCCGGTGAAGGTGAGCGGCTTTAAACAGCCCATTGATGATGCCGAATGGACCATTACCACGCTGACGCATAATGTCAGTGCAGATAATGGTTTCACTACGACTCTGGAGCTTGAAGTTAAGATTGATGATCTCGAAATGGAGTAA